TGCTTTAAAATCACGATAAATAACCTTTATGAATCCACCTCCAATAAATAGGGCACAATTAACCAGAATCATAGGTAAGCCGCACGGTGCCATAGATGCAATGATTGGGAAAGGTATGCCAGTTCGTGATGATGGGAAATTTGAGGTTGAACCAACACTGCGCTGGTGGGTAAAATATGAAATAGATAATGCTGTAAGACCCGCCCTGAATAAACAAGCGAATGAACTAAAGAAAATTCACAGCCAGCAAATACGGGATTTAAAAAAAGCTATATCTGGTAAAGGTTCAGGACCAATGACCGAAGATAGGCTTTTGGAGGCGAAGATACGCAAAATAGAAGTTGAAACAAAACGTCACGAGACACGGCTTTTCAATGAAGAAAATCAGTTAGTCCCTATTACTGCGGTTTCTGATGTGGTCGAGAATGAATATTCAAATGTCAAATCTCACCTTCTGTCTGTTGGTACCAAAGTTGCCCCCCTGCTTATTGATAAACACAGCGTGAATGATGTCACACATATTGTAAATGAACATATACGGGAGGCCTTAGAAGAATTATCGAAGGTAGAAGATATCGAGTTGCCACCACCAGTATTTGAAACATTACCAGAAGACGATGAGTAGACCTGCAAAAATCGTTGAACAACAACAGATTTGCAATCTGAAAAATGCTTTGTTTGCAGCTAGGCGAAGTTGCCTTGCACCTCCACCAGATATGACGCTATCGGAGTGGACCGAGACATATTTTCGACTATCCCCCGAATCTTCTGCTCTTCCTGGAAAATATCGGTTCGATATGGTGCCGTTTCAGCGAGAAGTTTTCGATTCAATGACTGACCCCAGATATCATAAAGTGGTTATTCAGGCATGCGCACAATTGCTTAAAACCCAAGCATTGCTTTGTTATATAAACTATTTGGTGCGGTGCAACCCTTGTCCGATACTTTGTGTGCAGCCCACCTTGGGAATGGCTGAAGCGTTTTCGAAGGAACGAATTGACACCTCGTTTCGGGATAACGGTATCTTTGAAACAATGCGAAGCTGGAAGCGAAATGAAAGAAAATTTTCACGAAATGTTAAACATAAATCGGTTCCTGGCGGTTCGGTATCTATTGCCAGTGCCGGATCAGCCCGTGAACTCGCGAGTCGACCTATACGCGTGTTGCTCCTAGACGAAGTTGATAGGTATGCCATCATAGGTGAGGGTGACCCCATAGAGATTGCTCAGAAGCGAACCACGACGTTTTTTGATAGAAAAACAGTGATATGCAGTAGTCCAGGTGACGAAGCACTTTCTAAAATCAATCACGAATACCTCCAAAGCGACCAACGATTATTTCATGTACCTTGCAACCATTGCGGGCAAGAACAAGTTCTTCTCTGGGAAAATGTAAAATGGGATTCCGAACCCTCAAAAGCCTATTATGTGTGTCGTCAATGTGGCGCAAAATGGGATGATGGGCAAAAGAATGCCAACGTGCAACGTGGTAGATGGATTGCGGCTAGGCAAGAACGAAACATTGCGGGGTTTAAGATTAATGCGCTTTATTCACCATGGCAGACAATCGGGGAACTAGCGGAAGAGTTCATATCAGCCCAAACTGATATCGATAGGCTTCGGGTTTTCATGAATACCAGGCTAGCAGAGTGCTGGAAAGATGCAACAGAAGACGTTCGTTCAATCGTCTGGGCGAACCGTCTCGAAGAGTATAATACTACCGATGCCATCCCTAATAATATACTATTAATCACGATGGGTGTTGATTGTCAGGGTGACCGCATTGAGGGAGAAATCGTAGGTTGGGGAATCGGTGACGAGTCGTGGTCGTTAAAATATCTAAAGATCAACGGGTCGCCAGGAACATCTATACTGTGGGAGGAACTAGCACAATATCTGGATAAACGTTGGACCCGCGAGGATGGGGTCGAAATGAGAATCAACGCCATGTTCATAGACAATGGATATTACCAATTCGCCCCAGAAGTATTAGCATTTGCTTATAAACACCAACATAAAAACGTTAGGGCCATTATTGGGGTTTCAGGTTTCCAGAAAGAAATCTTCAATCCAACCCCAGCCCGTTCCAAGCATCGAGGTTTAAAATTTTATCGTATCGGTGTTGATAATGCAAAATCCCGACTTTACCGCCATTTTGCCATCAAGGAACCAGGACCAGGGTATTGCCATTTTCCATTAGATCGAAGTGATGAATATTTTGAACAGTTAACCGCCGAGCAATTAGTGACTCGACAAAAGATGGGGAGAACCGTAAAAGAATGGCGGGTTCGTGATGGTGTAAAACACAATGAAGCCCTCGACTGTCGCGTGTATGCCATGGCTGCTAGACTTAGTTTCTCAATTGATTTTGATAAACGTGCCACATCACTTGACAAAAAAGCGAAGGTGATTGAGAAAAAAGAAGTCATTGAAAAAAATGAAACAAATCCTAACGAAAAAAGTATAAATACAGCAAAGCCCAGACAATTATTTAGAAAACAACAACGGCGAAATTCGTTTATGGGGAACGTTTTAAGACTTTAAATATGACAATATCAGGCAATATCTCAATCGGGGACACTTTTTATCGCAAGGTATCCACAGCAGGTCTAGTGGACCCTAAAACGTTATCAATCAACCAAACAAATAACTATTCTTTATATCTCTCATTTCGAGGTCCGTGTTCCTATGACCTTGTTAGTTCCAATGGCTCGGATGCTACTGAATACATCTTTGAATCTGCCACTGCATCCTGGATTGCCGGATTATACAAATATGTTTTATATGCACAAAAATCAGGCAGCCCTATTACCGATTCTTATACCCTGGAAACCGGCACAATCGAATTCATTGATAGAATTGATCTTAATACCGCCCCAGTTGACCAGAGAGGGCACTACAAAAAAGTCCTGGATGCTATTGAGGCTGTAATCGAAAAACGCGCCACAAAAGATCAGGAGTCCTATTCAATGGCAGGGCGCAGTTTATCGCGCACACCATTAGCGGACCTATTGATGCTGAGAAATTATTATTATGACCAATATCAGAAGACATTGAGAAAATCGGCCTCCAAAATTAATAAAATAAAGGTGCGCATGTAAATGGATTTTAAAAAGATGAATAAACTCAGGGGCTTTGACGCTGCCAAATATGAACGCACTCTAAGCAATTGGGGCTTGACACAATCGGCAAACTTCAATGAGGAGCTACAAAGCGATTTAGAAGTGCTCCGTAACCGTTCAAGGGAAGCTAGTCTCAATAACGAATATCTGCGCAGATATTTAAAAGCGTTAAAAACTAATGTTGTCGGTCCAACCGGTTTTAAGCTAAAAAATAAAGCATTGAACACCAATAATAGCCTGGACCGATTCGCCAACAAAAAAATAGAAACGGCCTGGGAAGAATGGTCCCAAAATGCTGGGATTGAGGGGGAATCTTTAACCTCTTTAAGTCACCAATTGTTTGAAACTACGGCAAGGGATGGTGAGTCTTTAATCGTGTTTCGCCGTGGTCCACAATTTGGAAAATATCAATTTCAAATTCAATTACTTGAGGCTGAGTATCTATATCTCAATAATACTAATGATTCAGGATTTAAAAGAGTTTCTGGTGGCAAAAATATTAAAAATGGGGTCGAGTTAGATTCGTATGGCAGGCCCGTTGCGTATTGGCTTTGGACAACTCATCCTAAGGAACGATTAAGCGCAAGCCAAAGTTATGAGAATTTAGCAAGAGTCAGTTCAAGCGATATGATACACCTTTTCGACAAGGAACGTCCGGCACAATTGAGGGGGTTCCCATGGACCACACCAGTATTGATCGCATTACAGCATATTTCTGAATATCGAAAATCCGAACTCATAGCATCACGGGCCGCCAGTGGAAAAATGGGTTTTTACACGCGACCCAAAGGTGAAGACCCCCATGTTGGCGATGAGGAAGACCTGACAGACGAACATGCTTTTATTAGCGAAAGCGAACCAGGACATTTTGAGGTTTTGCCGGAAGGCTACAACCTAACCACTTATGACCCCCAAAATCCCAACGGCCAATTTCAGGCATTCGTTAAAACTATCTTACGAGGTGTGGCCTCGGGTCTTGGAGTAAATTATCACACACTATCGGGGGACTTGGAAAGCACGTCATACAGTTCTTTACGGTGGGGGGCCTTAGACGAACGAGAAACATGGAAATATTATCAGTTATGGTTCGAAGAACAATTGCTAAACAAAGTATTTTCCGAATGGCTTCGGATCGCATTGTACACACAAGCCATTGCTTTGCCTTCAGATGGGTTTTCAAAATTCAACAAGCCGATTTGGAGGGGCCGAACCTGGAATTTTATCGATCCTGCCAAGGAAGTGGGGGCAGTATCGCAATCCCTCGATCGCAAAATCAAATCAATGCACGAAGTAATAACTGATTCGACAGGCAGAGACTTCGAAGACGTGATGCGTGAGATTGCAGAAGAAAAGCAGTTCATGGAAACATTAGGGTTAGGAAATGATGTACCCGATAATAATTCAGACCCTAATGCACAAAATGCATAAATAGTATAAATAGCATTATGGAAGAATCAAAAATTAAATATCGTAACGCATCCCTAGAAATTAGGGAATCTGGAGAACCGGACCAGAAAAGAGAAATCTCATTAGCGTTTAGTTCAGAGAATCCGGTAATGATGTATGACTTTGAACGGAATGATTATGTCTATGAAGTTCTAGGACATAAACAAGATGAAATAAATTTAGATATTCTGGGTAGTGGTAGAGCCCCGCTTTTGCTAGACCACAGTCGGGACGCTAATTCACAAGTTGGTGTTGTTCAAAATGTTGCAGTGAAGGAATCAGTAGGTAGAGCTTCGGTGAAGTTTTCCAGATCTCCGAAAGGCAGAGAGATTGAACAAGATGTTGTTGATGGTGTTCGCCAAAATGTATCGGTTGGATACATGGTAAATAAAAGCATTGAAACAGGCGAAGTATTAGACGGTTATAAGATTGTCCGGGCCATAGATTGGCAACCTCGGGAGATATCAATTGTTACTCTTGGGGCAGATTCAACCGTAGGCGTAGGACGAAATGACCAACAATTAAACAACAATAAAGGCAAAAAAATGGCTGAGAAAACAGAAAACAAACAAGATGTAAATGTGGAGGAAATTAGGGCACAAGCTACTAAAGCCGAAACAGATCGGGTCCGAGATATTCTTTCTCTGGGTTCAAAATTCGATATGATGAACGATGCACAAGACTTCATCGGGCGTTCTAAAACGGTCGAAGATTTTAAATCTTTCGCACTGGATAACCTGGCCAAGCAACGGTCCGAAAAACAAGAATCAGCACGAACAGTTCAAGATACGGTTCCAGCGATTCAGCAAAAAAGCGCTGAAATCGGGATGTCTAAGAAAGAGCTTGACAGCTATTCAATGGTAAAAATTATACGTGCTCATGCTTTTCCAGAAAATAAGAAATTTAGGGAAGAAGCAGGTCTAGAGATTGAAGCTTCTGAAGCTGCGGTTCCGCTGCAGCCCCATGGTCAGCGAGGTACCTTTGTCGTGCCTTACGACGCTGTGATGTATAATAGACAACCCAAGCGTCGCGACTTAATTGTAGGCAACGCCAGTGATTCCCCTGTGGACACACAATACGGAAATTTCACTGTTCCAACTTATACGCAAAGTA